TATTTGTTTCGTCACAAACAACCAAGAAGTCAGTAATACCGCGACGACCCTGAATATTACGTAGGTAAGGAGTCACAAGGTTTTTGAACTGTGCTCTAGTGAACGCATCGTTAAACTCGAATAGAGAAAACTTAGCGGCAGTAGAAATAGCCTTTTCAAGAACAATAAACAATCTACGAACATTGATTCTATCAAACGCAGAAGGCTTGGCCTGTAAAGTTTTATCACCGAACAAAATAGTACCCTGACCTGGGAATGTAACAACTGGATTAATTCCGTTGCTGTAAAGAACATCACGTTCTGCTTTGCGTGGATTCCAAGCAAGCTTAACTACATTCTTAATATTACCACGGTTGAAACCAGCTGGAGACCACCAAGCATCGTTAGTGTTGTCAGTTCTTACGCATAGACCCGCGATATCACCATTTAGAGGAACCCAACGGTAAATATCGTTGTAACGGTCATATTGATACTTATAACCAGAATCTAGAACCGCATAAGAAGTGCTTCTGATTGCGCCTCTCCAGTTTTTCAAACTTAGAGCTTCGCCGCCGACGTTATTAAGAACCTTGGACTTATCAGGAGAAATAAGCGCAACGCAATCCTTACGAACTTCGCAGATATTGTCGATTATATAATTTGCTAATTGGAAGTTATTAATAGTTTCGCCGTTAACTACAGTAGTTCCTCCTAATGGACGACCCTGCATAATTAGGGAAATATCAATATCTTCTGGCGAAGCAAATAAGTCTAATGCGCTACCGATAATTGGAAGAGTTGCATTAGCTTCGTTCAATCCATCGCTACCGAATTTCATAGACATATAAAGCGGAGAATCTTCAGTAGAACTTTGTATGTTCAGAGCAGTGTTTGAAACTGCTGCTGATCTATCATTAGCAAACCAGATATATTCAGAAGAATCATTAATTATTGTTTTGTAATAATTGGTTGAGCCATCATTGTTGGTTGCGTCAGTTGCGCGAGAAAGACCCTTGTACACCTCAAGAATAGTTCCTGGAGTACCAGTAAACTGTCCGCCCTCATCAACAACAACGATGTGTAATTCGTCATTAGCAGAAGTATTGCCATTAACGCGAACGTAGTCAGACTGACCTGGAGCAGTATCAACTAGATTAAAGTAGCCCCAATAACGCTGAACGTTATTAGTTGAATAGTTTTGACTTAATCTGTATGGATCCTCAAAAGTCAATGTCAATTGATTTTCGCCAAGTGTTAGAGTATTGTTTGCACCACTAGCAGCGCCTGTAATAGCTGAAGCGCCATCTCTCGTACTTGAAAGTTTTATACTGCTACTATTTGCATCAATCACAAAGTAAGATGCGCCGCTCGTTAAACCGCCAGTTGTTACTGTGCCAGTATTAGAATAAACTACTATATCGCCGATATTAAATACAAGATTAGAACCTGTTAGGTTGTTTAATGAGATAGATCCACTAATTGTGTTTATACCACCATTTGAACCAGTGTTACTAAAAGTTACATTTGAAGTAGTATTTTGGCTATAGCTTTTTTCAGTTATCTTTAAATATTGTTGATTTATTGTACTGTTACCAACTAATATATAATCATCAACTTCAATGCTAGAAAAAGCAGTGTTTACGACATCATTAGAAGTGCTGTTTGCAGTAATATAACCTTTGTTTGATCCAACTAACAGCTGAAGACCAAAAGCTCCTAAATCAACATTTGAAGAAAACTGATTTGCTGAGTCACAAATAGAAACTTTTAGAGAGTTTCCGATTGCGCCAGGATACTTTGCGACATATAATAAATCAGGGTCAAAATTACCCTCCATAGAAACATATTCGTTTTCATTTCTTACAATTTGATTGACAAGATTTGCAACCACAACAGCAGTAGTATTAGCATCAGTCGCAACAGCTGTATATGTTGTATCAAGACGAGCAAAATTTAAGTTAGAAGTACCATTAGCTCCTACAATTCTTTTTGACAACTCAATAGCTGAAGAGTTTATCGAAACAATAGAAAATGCTTCGCCAGTTTGAGAAAGCGGAATAACTGAAATATTAGAAGTTTGAGTAATGTACATACCTACTTCTAAACCAGTATTAGCAGTAGTTCCTGTTAATACTGTATTAGAATTACTGGTAGAGTTACCAGTAAGCGTGAAAGTTACATTAGCTGGTGTAGAACCAGTAGTTTTAGCTGCACGAGAAACATACAAACGATTACCATAAGCTAAAAAGTTAGCTGCAGTAAAAAATGTTTCTGGATTATGATTTGTTGGTTTGCCAAATCTAGAAACTAGCTGATTTTCAGAATCAACTAAAGTTCTTTGACCTATTGGACCCCAACGAAATACGCCAGCAACAGCGCCATCAGATGTTGCTACTGTAGGCACAACTGTTGTTAGATCAATTTCGCTAACATTTACGCCTGGACTTAACTGAAATGCCATTTTTATCTCTCCTTTTATGAGAACTTATGAACCAATTTGTAATTATTTATTAAAATTAGGATTTTAAAAATCCGACTGTTGATTCCACATCCAGCTTTCAGGCACAATCCTTTCGAATTCATCGTCTTTAAAATCTTCTCTTCCGTCAAAAATAAAACCGAATGGAGATAAATCTAATTCCATATCTTCTTCAGTTTTTTCTCTTAATGACATCAAAGTATTAATATTTGAGTAATCTTTAAAATATTGTTGTTCGGACAACCAAGCAAAAAGAACCAAACACATAACTAAGTCGTCGTGTTTTCCCGATTCTGCTTCGTATGAGTTTCCTTTTTTAGAAAAAGTCGAAAGCTCGTTTATTGTATGAAAATCATTTATTATAAATTGATTTTGCTCAACTAATAGTTTTAATATTGAACAACCTACAGATTTTACAACTTTGGTTGTTCTTATTCCCTTATCCGCAGACCTTCCGCTAAATCCAGCTGTAACCTGTTTACCGCTTCTACCAGCATTTTCTGTAAAAAGTATATGTTCGTAGCCGAAATCATAATGTAAAGAATGCGAAACCTGTTCGCCTATGTCGTTTATTTCAACCAAAACGGAAGCATTATTGTAAGCTTTAGCAATTCTATGTATAACATCAGCATAGTCAACAGGAGTAACCGCATTGTTACGATATACGCATACCTGATCGTAAGGCATTTTAGTAACGTCTATAACTTGAAAGGCGGAATAATCCAGCCCTTTACCTCTAGAAACGTCTGCTATTATAATATAAATGTGATTTTTTTCAGGTTTGTAATACTGAATTAGCCCTTCTTGCTTAACTATTGGAGCTTGGTGGACCAGCTCTTTTAATTTCCAACCAGAAATAAGAGTTCCTGATGAACCTAGAAACTCGCAATTCATTTCTTGGTCGAACTTTTCTATATCAAAGTTCATACCAGCAAGTGTGTTTTGCTTCCACTTTTCGTCTCTGCCTGGAACCGCTTCCCAATTTACAAGGATAGGATTATATCCATTTCTGCCTTCTTGAGCATTAACCCAAGTACTATAGAAGTGATTCAAACCATTAGGAGTTGAAACAAGAACGATTTTAGAATCTGTACCAGAAGAAATAGTAGGATAAACAGAAGTAAAAAATTCGTCCCAATTATCAATGTGCGCAGCTTCGTCAATGAATAGAAGGTTAATAGTGTAACCACGGATAGCTGATGCAGAAGTAGCGGCGGCGATAACACGGCTGTTATTTTCTAGAACGAAAGAGCCTTTATTCCATTCTTTTATACCCTGTTGAAGCCATTGAGGAAGATGTTGATATGCCAGCTGAACGCGCCCAAGAATTTCACGAGCGGTTTCACCTTTGTTAGCCAAAAGAGCTACCGTTTTATCTGCATGAAAAATAATATACCAAAGAATAAATCCACAAGTCGTTGTAGATTTACCAGCCTGACGAGCTGTTGTAACGATAGTATAGCGATTTTCGACGAACGAATGTATCATATCCCTTTGATAAGGATACGGTTTAAAATTTTGTAAACCGTCATTCAAAGTGATAATCTTCATATGATTTTCTATGAAGTAGATCGGATCTTCGGAACATTTAACCCATTCTTGAATTAATTCCGGAGTCCATTCGATATTTTGATTGGCTCTTTTTAAAAGTACATTACCGTTGTAACCTTTTACATTATCAAGCGTCGCCATTATTCTTCATTTCTTTTAAAACTTTTTGTAGCTCGGCAGTAGAACCCACAAACAAATTATTATTAATTGTTTTGGCTTTTTCGTTAACAGGCGAATCTGCTGAATCTATTTCTCTAATTTTAGTTTGTAAATCTAACAGTTTTTCATTAGCATTAAGCATGGTATCCATAAGTTTTGCTAATACTTCAAAGGCTCTAGGAT